GCCCTAATCACTCGCACCCCAACCCCCCAGGAAGGACCCGCTGCTCCCCGACCGCCTCATATTTTAAGCTTCTGTCGGACCACCTCGCGGAAAACGGTGGGCCAGTGTTTATTGAATAGGTTTTCGGTGTACTCGTAGAAGCGGAGCTGCTTACTGTAGCTGGGCGCTCGGTTAGTAAATCCAATAACATTTTCGATCTTGTCGCCCTTGCGTAAGAACACGCCGATCGGACGCCCGCCCCTGGACATTGTGAAGTAGCGGTTCCTGCCCTTGGCCTTGGCCTTGCTCCTGCTCGTTTCATTGGCGTTGTACCCACTCCAGATTTCAGCTGACCCGAGCTGGCTTAGTATCTGCTCGATCTTACCGCCGGTAATGTTGCCCGCTCTGTTCCTATGCTTCTGATTGATAATCATGTATTGATTGGCGTTCATCCTGCCCGTCATCCTTAACCGCTTTTCACTGGCCTTGGCTGCTCGACGCCCGCCGGTGATGATGGCCTTTAACCATTGTGAGGGTGCCACAGAACTGCGCCCCCTGGGCTCATTAGCTGGGTAGATCATCACTTCTTGTTTTGTTTTGCTGCTGTAGTCCACCCATGTTGCGTTAATCGTTACCCCCTTGGGTTCGTCCAGCTGTTGCCGGATAATCTCCTTGGAGTCGAGCCTGACCTGCTTCGCCGTTCTGTTCAGCGCTAAGGAAATCACAAATGGCATTTCCTTTTTCATATCGCGGTCGATCCACTTCATAACATGAGCGACGTCTGCCTTAACGGAGATGGTAGGCATCTTGATATCATTACGCATATCGCCCACGGCTTTCCTAATCAGCGGGCCCGCTACTAATCGGGCAACCATTAGTCGTCACTCCCGCCAGCGTTAGACGCGCCGAAGTAGAAGCTAATGACTGCGCTGGCTAAACCACCGAGATAGCCGAGCACCAGGTTAATCAACGCCTCGCTGTTCTGCTCTGGTGGTTGCAACGTCACCAAGAAGATGTAAGCCAGAAAGCCGGATAGGGTAGCTATCCCCATGATTCGCGTGGTCCAGTCCTTAGAGAATCGACTGCGTGCATCTTGGGTATCCTCTACCAGCAATCGGGTTTCGTCTAGCTCCAGCTCCTTCATCTTAACTTCGAACTCGGCCTCACATTCCTTGATAGCCAGCAGATCGTTAGCATCACCCGCATCGAGGCGGGTTTGAACGGCCTGGGGGGTAGCGTCCACCCCCAGCTTCTTAGCGATGGTATTGATGGCTATGTTAGCCAGAGGCCCGCCCATGCTCGTCGCCAGCATCGGCGCAACGGTTCCCACCATTCCCTTTAATATCTTTCCAATTTTCATTAGTCCATCCCCCATTTTTTGATTAGGTCTTCGACCCGGTTAGTTGTTTGCCGATACCACAAGCTATCCCGCATTTCGGCACACACTCGCACGGGATCTTCATCAATAATCGCTGATAGCATGTTTCTGAACTTGAAGATCCGATTACCCAGCTGGAACCCCATCTCTATCAGCACTTCACGTTGTGCCTCAGTGAGCCGTGGCCACATATCGTCGGCATAAGACTTGGCGATCAGTGTGGCGTTCATCACGTCCTCGTCGAACCAACGGGCATGGTTATCGGGATTGCAGAAGGTTCGTTTGAATTCCTCATCAATCAGATGCCCTGTACCCACGGTCCAAAGTCCTTCGCTATCCTTGTAGGGTTCCAGCCGGTAGCCCTCGTGATCCTTAATCGATTTCAGTAATCGTTCATAGTTAATATCCATTAGTCCTCCAGTTCCGCCGTCAAAGCTGCATACCCGCTGATGTCGATCAGAGAGTCCGTGTGCTTGGGTTGGTGTATCAATCGGCTAAGCTTCAATGCCATCATGCACAACCCCACTTGCCGAGAGCTGATCCGCATGCCCAGTATCATCGACCACATCGCTGCAATCCGTTTAAAATTGGTGGCAGCATCCCCATAATCTTCTGCTCGACTGCCATTGAGTAATTTGAGCACCTCGTTAGTAAATTCTTCACGACGCATCTTTCATCCTTATTCGTTCACATACGGTGTCCAGATCACACACCACGGGTTGAGTGACATCCCCAAAGCCCCAAGGCACCACCACGCGCCACGGTTTTCGGTTGTATCGATAGCCCAGCAGCGGGATCGCGTTGGTTAGGCTGGCGGAGTGAACCGTTTGCTCCCACCAATCTGGTTTATACCAATCCGTTGTGGAGTTGCCGTAGCGTTTCACTTCTATGGCGAATCCAGGCAATCCCAGCACGTCCGCATGTCCAGACTTCACCCGTTGCTCGTAAGTGTTTCTAGTGAGGCTGAGCGATGGTAATCGGGCCATGAGCTCTTTCATAAAATCCCTTTCTCCCCCGGCTCCTTTGCGTTGGCTGTGCGCTCCCATGTCAATATCCCCAGGAGCCACGAGAGGGTAGGGGAGAGAGAGCCCTAGCGACTCTCCCCCCTCGCTGTGGGTCTATTGAACTTTTATCGGTAATTTTCCCTATATACACTACCGATATATCTACCGATATAATGTCCTTATAAATCAACAACTTAAAAAAACCCTCTACCGATATCTACCGATATATTACCGATATAATTGCTCATATTAGTGCACTCCTTTGGTGCGTTTGCGTCGATAACGGGTCCCTTTATTGAGTCCCGTTTTCTCGATTTCGTATAGATCTGCGTTATCTTGGAGCTCCCGGCGAACGTAATTCGACCAGGGATCAGTTTTCGTTCCAAACTCAACCCCCCAGCCTGCAGTATTTCGTAACAACGCTTTCATCTCGTCAGCTGTGTATTCGCCATCGCCCATCTGATGCACCATCGCGACAATGGTGGGCGAGAGTCGTTGTTCGCCGTCACCGGCGATAAATTCTTTGAACTGCAAGCTGTCGCGATCGAGCTCCATCAATTTGGGGTCGATATCGGGACCGTTTCGCAATTCAAAATTGAGCTGCACGGCTCCATCGCGCGGGGCCATGAGAAGTCCGCTATCAAACCACCCGTGGAAATATCCAGCACCACGCACTGTCGCAAAGTCGTGTCGGTCTTTGCCGTTGTCCTTTCGTGTGTGATGAACCACCACCACGCTCATATCTATCCCGTTCAGGAAGTTTTTATCAGTTAAAGGATTGATAAGATCCGTAAAAACGTCTCGCATGTCGCTATTTCCGCTTTCATCCACCCCCTGCATGAACTGACTCAGCGGGTCCAGGCAGATGAAACTCGGCTTGTGTTCGAGAATGATACTGCGGAGCCAATCACGGGAATTGGAAAGATTGATATCTCCCCGGCCCGTCACGTGAAAGTATTTTCGGATCAGGCGTTGCTGGCCCGGTGAAAAATTGGTTAGCGCCTTCTGTAATCGCCGACCGATGTATTCTTCTTTAATCTCAGCGTTTAAATATAAAACTGAATGGGGCGAATTAAACTGCATCCCAAGGAATTCCCCGCCACACGCTGCGGTCATTAGCAGCTGCGTCGCGAGATGACTTTTCCCCAGTTTCGGAGCTCCGGCAATTAAAACCCGAAACCCTGGAGCCAGAAACGCATCGCCTAACCAACTGCGGGGGCGGGGGAGCATCTCTAGCTCATCAATGGTAAAAACCTTACTAGGAGGCTGATCTGGCCGTTTAAAGGGGATAATATTGTCGTATGCCTCTATGGGTGGATCGTCTTCGAAGTCGTCACTCATAGCTCATTTCTTTAATTTTAGCGCCGATGGCTTCGAGCAATTCCATCGCGAAAGGGTGGAGCTCCCGCGCTGCGTCCTTGATGTCGATATCTAAAAACACCGCCAACTGTTCGCATTTCCGGTGAAATTCAGACGTTGTCGAGTAACCAGATACCATTGCACCCATGTCCTGAAGCATATCGGCCTTATAAGTTTCGACGGCTTGGTGCCTCTGCCATTTGGCCGATCGAGCGGTTTCAATGTCCACTAATCCGCTCACGTTAAATCGTCCGGGGGTAGGCCAATCAGTTCGGAAAGACTGATCCCCGACAGTTTACTGACCGCTCTGGCGCGATCAAAGGGGATTCCCCGTTGAGGATCAGTCCAATAGTAGATCGCCGATCGGCTTAAATTAAGTTTCTTTTCCAGCTCTGGAATTGATATCCGCTGTCTTAGTTTTCGAAAGACATCTGGCGCGATTGGGTATCCCATATTCGTCCACTGTTAGTTGATTCGTAGAACGATATCGTAGATTGAGCGACTTAGGAAGGGTTCTTGATAAATCGTCCACAATATGTTGATATGTAGACCTCAGTGCTAAGAGATGGATATGGATACATTCGCGAAACGGCTAATCGCCATCAAAGAGAAGAAGGGCCTTTCCCTCGATAATATCTCTCAAGGGGTTACCAGAGCCCTACGAGCTCAAGATGAAACCGCCCAAGGGATTACGAAATCGGGGATACATCGCTGGACCCAGGGTGCGACCGAACCGCAGAACCGCGATATGTGGAACGCCCTGGCCGACTTTTTAGGTGAAGACGTGGCGTGGCTGCAGTCAGGCGTTCGACGGCGAGCGAACACCAAGGCAAGGCGCTTAGCCAGAAAAATATCCGAGCTATCCGATGAACATCAAGCGGGATTAGAAGCGATTATCGATGGCCTCCACCTAACTGGGGAAACCGACAAAAGGAAAAATGGGAAATGAAAGTCGATAATGGCTATGTGAGAGCGGAACACGATACAGACGCAGCCACGATAGCGCTAATCGCATCCTGGACGCGCAACCTGATCTGCGATCAAAGAAATCGTGGCAACACCACTCATATAAAAATTCGTCATCTGATGAACGCGAAAATCATTTTCTCGCTTTTTCTGCAAAATTCAGACGATCCAACGGATTTTGAAGGCGGATTCTGTCATCTGGACGAAGTGCGCGAGGCGTTAAGTCATCTGGCCCCTGGCGATGTTAAAAAATTACTGCAAACACTGAAAAAATTTGGCACGAGAGAGTCGTATCCGACCTATACCGGCCTGTGGTGGCACCTGGACGAGCACGAAATGTTGCGTCCGACGCAAGCGTTAATCGATTACGATCGGTTCAAGTCGACAACGCTTAAACGATTCGATAGGGAGTTATTCGATATATTTGGCGAGTCAGATTTCGGAGATTTCAGGCAGAAACTAATAATTTTCCAGGCCCAACAATGCCAGATGTTTCTGGCGAGCGGGGCCACCACCCTACGGGCCTATGGAGCCGTCAGCTATATGGTTCTCCGCCAAATGCTCGGAGCCAACTGGGTGAAAATCGCCGATATAGCGGAATGGCTGGATCTCGATACGACACGTTGTACGGACACGCTCCAGCCGTTTTTTGCATACGATACCAAAGTTGGACCGGCCATTGAGTCCCGGCGTTCTAATGATCGGCGGAAAACCGAGGTGAGAATGTATCTCAGAGACGAATTCGCCACCATTTTCAAAGAGCTAACTTTGGCCAATAACGCGATGTTTGAAACCCCCGACGATTTCTCGGTCGCCAGTTTTGGGATCGCTAACGCCACCCGCATCGTTCGCCCACCGCTGCGAACGGTGGCCACCCCTGTGCTATCTATCGTGAAAAAAAACCGGGCAATCTAAAAAAAAACCGGGCAATCTAATTATTAATCGCGCCATCGCCAGATATTTTTGACACGCGTTCTCGTTTTTAATTATAAATAACCCTCAGCTTTGGGGGGACGATGTTAGAAAAAATAGAAAGACTCGATAGTTTTAATCTAAAAGTCGTGGAGCAGTTCGCCGATCTATATCGTTTAGTGGAAGATGAAAAGAAGCCGACTTTCGAATATGTGTATATGACACCTCGGGTGCTAGCCATTCCTGATATTAAGGTTAAAACGAAATTCGCCCTGGAGATGAACTACGAGGGGCTCCACGATATCGTCCAGGCGAACACCTCCTATTTCGTGACCGCCGCAAGTGATGGGATTTTCCTCTGTGTGGGCATGAAAAAACCCACTGGCGAATTATTCTTGCTGGTGGATACACTTAACCCCCGGCACTGGCCCAGCATGTACAAAAATTTGAAGGATACCCCGCTGCTGCGGAGTCATGCTCAAGATCAACCGTGGAATAAAATGGTGTTTTCGGCGAGCACTGAGGCTATTTTGCTGGCGGACGAGCGCCATTTGGTCAGCGATTTTAAAGATCCAGATTACAGAGTTTTTATGGATGACAGCGTTCTCGAAAAAAAGACGCTGACAGAATTATCAGGGGAGCAGCACGAGGCGATCCACTTGGCGTTGTCTGAACAAGTCCCAGGCTATTACGACGGCAACTTCGCTTTGGCGATTTATGGCATTTTTTCCCCTAATATAGTCGCTCGATTTCGGGATACGGTGTACATCGAAAAAATCGAATCGTCGCTCGCCCAACAAGCTATCGACTGGGCAAAACGTCACGACGTATTCTGCGATGGTCAAGAGATGGCGGGTTTGATAGACAAATTTTCCGCGACGGTAAGCTAATCGTAAACATTTTGTTGACGCTCGCAACGCTCTGAGGCATTATCAGAACCTTTAAGGGGGAAAATAATGCTGCCACTTCTGCGACGATTATGGGACCGATTCCGCGATTTTCTGGATCGATGGGTGATCGCGTGAGTGGTCAGCTAAAGAACGTGCGGCAAGGAATCGACCACGATATTCCCATTAAAATGTGCATTTTTGGGGGACCTGGCACTGGCAAAACGACTCTAGGCAGTAAGATTGAAAACAGTCTGCTCGTGGATTTCGAGGGTGGGGCCCGACACGTGAGCGGGAATCGCATCGCCATCAAAACCCGCAAGGCGTTCGATGAATTGTTGAGCGAATTGGAGGCCGATGGCGGGAAAACTTATAAGGTGCTCGTTCTGGACACCGTCGACTGGCTCCAGAAAGCTATTTTTGACGATGTAGCAGCTCAAGCGGGAGCCCCGAACATTGCAGCCATCGAGTTTGGAAAAGGCTATGCAGCAGCACAGCAAGCGCTGTACGGCTATCTCGACCGACTCGATGGGCTGATGACGAAAAGCAAAATGGATATCGTTTTTCTGGCACACAGTCAAAAAGCGAAAACCACGGATAATCCAGAACAACACGAAATCGACCGCCACACGATCAAACTCCAGGTGAATGATAAAGGCGTGGGGATGGGTCCTATCCTAATTGAGTGGGTCGATTATCTTCTGTATGCCACCTACGACGATACGTTCTATAAAGATAAGGGGCGGACCAAGGCGAAGGCCGGGGACCGAGTGTTGAGAACCACCGGCCATACCTATTGGCAAGCGAAAAGCCGTCGACCGATAAAAGACGTGATCCCGATGAATTGGGAAGCTTTCAAAACTGAGCACGCGGAGGCACTAATAAAATGACCGAAATTAAAATAACCGATTACATAACACCCCGAGAGTTTCAGGAATTGTATGCAAATATTTTTCCCACTCTTCGCGGGTTGCAATATCACCTACAACTGAGAGAGACAAACGGGTGGCTAGAACATAACGTCGTGATGGAGGTCAGAGCGAGCACAGACCGACGGGTCACTCGCCTGTTAATCAATCCGAAAGCCTACGAAGAATTAACCATTAACCAATTAAGGGAAAACCATGCCTAGAGCCGATTATATTGCTGGTGAGCGGGTGGAGCTTGAAGACGGAGACGAGCTCCTCGATTCACTAACGCCCGAGCGGGTGCGAATTAAAGAAGGAGAACACCTGTTTCAAATTCTGGAGTGCGAGTATTATCAGAATACCAAGGGCAACTCCATCCAACGGTTATGGTTAAAGAGTAAAACCGAGCCGGATGGGACGTTTGTAAATTACTATTCCACGATCAAGCGCGACGGAAAAAAACAAATTGATAATCTCATGGTGTCGCTCGCGATCCAAAGCGCGTGCGGGATAACCGAACGAGCGGTCGATCAACAAACGACCGTTAAACTGGAAGATCAAGAATTCACCGCCGATGTTAAATGGCGACCAGGAAAAGACGGTGGCGATCCTTTTTTGAATTTGAAAAACCCTCGGGCGGTTGCAGCTTCATCTGACAATCCAGCCGTCATCCCCGAGGATGATTTCGACGACGATATCCCGTTCTGATGCTGGACGAGTTGATCGATAAACACGTTTCGATCGATCCAACAAGGGATAATAGAGCCCACCTGGGAGGCTCGCTCATCCCGCACGATTGTCCTCGATGGGTGTGGCTGACTTGGCACTGGTCGGTCGCACCCATCACCGATCCTAAGCGATTGCGTATTTTTGACGATGGCCACGCCATCGAAGCTGCCACCATCGAGCGGATGGAATCATTCTGTAGCGTTGAAACTCGTCCGGGGGGAGAGCAAATTGGCGGATCGATGACAGGGACCGGGGGGCACGTCCAATTTCATCTCGATAACATTATTTCGGGGATTCCGGGGAAGCCCGGTCGCTATCTGCTGGAGGTGAAGTCGGCTAGTCAGACATCATTCAAAAAACTATTACGGGTGGAGAGCTACGAAGAATGGAATCCGCAGTATTTCGGCCAAATTCAGTTTTACCTCGGAGCTTTAGGGGAGCAGGGCGACGAGCTCGATGGAGCTTTTGCGCTGATCTACAATAAAAATGATGGATCGTATTACAGTGAATTCATCGAGTTTGATTATGCAAAATGGAGTGGTCTAAAGGCCCGAGCTTTGTTTTTACTTGAAGCGCGAACGCCCCCGGATCGAGAATATTCCCGAAGTTTTTACAAGGCTAAGAATTTCATGTCCGCCGACGATTACGGCGTGTACTTCCAGGATCTAACGCCATTGCGTTCCAACTGTCGCAACTGCGTCTTTTCGAGGATTAAAACGGACGGGGATAATGGAGCCTGGGGCTGTGCCTTACACAAAAAGTCGCTGTCGTACGCGGACCAACTGGCCGGATGCGATCGGCACTTGTGGATTCCCGAGCTAGTGCCGGGGGAGTTGATCGAAATCAGCAGGGAAGGGGCCAGCTATGAATCCAAACGCGGAAGCTTTACTAATGGGAAAGATCATCTCCCATCGAACGAAATATCGTTTCTAACTAGAACCAACCCGCACACCGAAAAAGCCTATGATTTCGATGCGCTGGATCAGCTGAGGGATATCCGAAAGGAATTTCCCAATAGCGATTTATCCGTCGAGCCGATTACAAAAAAACCGAAAGATCAAGATTCTCCATGACCAGTCGTTGATCGCCTAGGTCTAAAACACTGACCTCTCGGCGCTGCTCGCCTTTGAATAGCTGACAGAGCCCCCAGGATATGAAGGGAAAGCCCGCAAAATCGCCTTCGGTGGGTTTGCTCCGCTCATTCCAATTGTTAGAGCTCGATTTCCAGTCTTCGATGGTTTCTTGGGTCGTCACACAGCCAACCTGCCAGCCGTAATCGCTATCTATAATCTCAGAATCGCTCAGCGATTGGATCGCCTCCATCGCGGAATCCGATATTTGTGGTTCAAATGCACTTTCCATAATTTTCTCCATTGATTGATTATCCATATTACTTGTTGAGCAGCAATAGGGTCGCCTCTGCTGCTTGTTGCTCCTGTAATTTCATGTACCGAGTCACCATCGACGCCGATTTCCACCCGCCAGCGGACATTAGCTGAGTTAGGCTCGCGCCTTTTGCTCCTAGCTCGGTCGCCCACGTGTGGCGGATGTGATGGATCGATAAACGTTCACCCCATAGTGGATCTGGTTCGTCTAATCCGGCTTTGACTCTGGCTTTTCTGAATTCTTCATACGCCTTGTAGTGGGTCGTCACCGCCCCGGTTTTTGTGTGGCGATGAATTCTTTTCGCTGGAAACACAAAAGGGGAGGCGGTTTGCCGGAACTGCTGCTCATGTCGATTTAGAAAAGTGGTTAGATCCTCACCGATGAACACTTTTCGATCGCTGCCATTTTTAGTATTTCGAAAAAATAACGAGTGGGCCACGCCGTCGTAATCCGATGGCTGAATGTCATCCCATAATAGATTAGAAATTTCGGATGACCTGGCCCCTGTCGCAAAGGCAATTCGTAGAAACAAACTGAGCATACTTTGTTCATCGTCGGCAGCTGCGAGTAAACGATCGCGCTCCTCGGACGTATAGGTCCTGTTCCTACTTTTGGAATCGTTAAGGCGCTCATAGTCCTCATCCATGATCGGATTGTGGCCCATCCATTTCTGTTTCTTCGCAAAATTGAATAACGACGAAGCGTGGCTCTCGTAGTTGTAACGAGATTTTGAGGACCATCCGAATCGGTACTGCAAGTCGTCAAAGAGCGATTCGCACGCAGCGACGTTAAATCGTCCGAGCGGGATGGTGGAAAAACCGCTGTTCGTCAATTTAATTAACCCGTATTTCCGATCCGTAATTGTCCTCGGGGAGAGGGGTCGGCGGTTATTCGCCAAGATGGGACCGCTTAAATATTTTTCGACCGCCTCACCGAATGTCACCTTGTCAATCCGATTCGACACGATACCTTTATTTTTTGCGATCCGATCTTCGACCTCGATGCAGAATTTTTTAGCATCTTTTTTATTGGTAAAGCGCTCGTAGATTTTATGGCCGGAGGTTTTGCGATCCACCGATACAATGTAGTAGGTGTATTTTCCGTCTTTTTTGACCCGTGGTTTAATCATCTCAATTCCGCTCCTATCGACCTATAAATCCACTTAATGTTGACGATATTACGCCCTTTTTATTCAAGTTACAAATAGAATTCGGGCGAATTTCGGGCTAATGTGGACAAAATAGGGGTATTTATGGGATTCAAAAGAACCCTAAAAAAAATATAAGTTATTGTTTTTATTAAGTATTAAAGCTTAAAACGTTAATTGAATGGACGCACTACGCGCCGTTCTTGAAATCATTAAAATCGCTGATTGGCATTGATTCGTAATGATAGAAACTGACCCAAATAGCCCTAAAATCAAGGCTTTTGTGAGCTTTGGCTAACTGAGGTAAACTGCGCCAACTTGAAGTGTTTGGAATTTAATTCGGGCGAAATTCGGGCGAAAATGGAGGGGTGGCAGAGCTTGGTTTATTGCACCAGTCTTGAAAACTGACGACGTTCATAGCGTCCGTGGGTTCGAATCCCACCCCCTCCACCATTTTCTTATTGCAGCGGGTTCGCTAGGTCATCCATCCCGCGCCAGAGATCATCGATTTCGCGATTGTGTCTCGCCATACGGGTATCCACCTCATCGATAATCTTTTGGAATCCCTCAATTTTGCCAACCGTGATTTCTGCGCTGGCGACGACCGCTTTCATGTCGCTAATACTTTTTTCGGATTCCACTACGCGCTCTTTCAGCAGAAGGAGCTCTGTTTGGGCTTGCAAAATCGTTTGCAGATTCGTCGATAATTCCGCGAGTTTTCCTTGCAGCCCTGAGATGTCGTTGTCCCTTAATTGTTGATCCACGAGCGCCAATTCTTCCTGGATGGCTTTGATCGCGGTCGAGCTACTCGACACGTCCGCCGAATTGCTAATCGCATTTTCTTCGACACCCTCAAGTCGCCCATACAGCTGAGAGGCCGTCCAAATACCTCCACCGATTGTCGATACGATGGTAAAAACTAGGGCGATATAAACGCCCTTTAATTTAACCCCGCCGACATTTAACTCGGTTTCTTCGAGACTCACTCACATTCTCCGTGCACGTAGCAGTTATAGTTCTGGGTGGGCCCCTCGGTGTAAAATTCGGTGTTTTCACCCTGGGTCAGAATATCCTCCAGACCGACGTTCATCTCAAAAAGCGCGGTGCGAAACCAGATATGGCTCTGATCGTCAAAGTACACATACGCTGTCCCACCTTCATCATTTCTATCAAAAAACGTATCGGTGACGCTGGTGAAAGACGTCCCAAATTCATCCGCCGTTTCGTTAGCAAAATCATTGAGCTCCTCGTTGACCGAGGCAGCGGTCCACAGAGCTGCGGTGGCAGCCGACTCCTCTATGGTTTCCATGCTTTCGTTAAATTCCTCGACGGTATCCGAATCCACCGTCAACACTGACTCATTCGCTTCGACATAATCCTGAACGTCTTGGTCGTCTTGGAGATCCTCAGTGGCCTCTGCTTCGGTCGCTCGCTCGTTGATTTCAAGAACCGTTGTGAGATCCACGCTGGCCTCCACAAAATCATCCACGGCGTCCTCTAGCTCGTCGAGCGCCAGTTGCGCCTGGTCCTCACTAAACTGCTGGAAGACGTAGTACTCGGCGGTTGTCATAGCAACAATGGCCTCGTTATACGCCTCCCGTTGTTCGTTCGTGATGACCGCTCCGCTGTTCGCCACAATCCCAACTTCGGCAATGCCGTTATTCGTGGCGTAATACTGAAGGCCCCCGACCACCTGATACCCCTTGTCCATCGATGCGCGGATCGATAGGGAAGTCGCCACTAAATCATTAAGAATCTGTTGATCCGAGCGTGCTGCGGAACCGCTCGCTAATACTAAGATTCCCACTATCGCCATTGTTGCCGTTTTCATATTCAACTCCTATGCCAAGCACTTTGTTATACCACTCACTTTTTTTTTCGTAGTTCGGAATGTGGACCTCCGGGCTACGCTTCATTTCCAGATAGGCCCGTTTTCCCACTACCAGTCTCCCGTTTCTTAAAATGGGGCACGGGGTCCCGCTAATAAATAAACTTTCCCAGACCTCGTGCGATTGACACATTCTGGCCACGGCTGACACCTTCATCCCCAGGTCATTTAGTGTCCGCGCATCCCGTCGTCGATTACATTCCTCATCCACTTTGTAACGCCCTGCGCTGGCCCCTGCGACGAAAGCCTGGAGAGCGTAACTAGAAGACTGAAGACACGTTTCTGACCCGCTGCTGAACAAACTGGGGGCTATGGCGCTTTGCACCGGCATCCCGCTACTTCCCGCCCCGTTATACGTTTCGTTTTGCGTATTGTTATTGGACGAGACAATGGAGTTTTGATTCGAGGTGTTCAGACTCCCTTCCTGGCTGTTCGTAGGGGGCACTACGACTTCCTGGGCCATCGCCCCGCAGCTGATAAACGTCAGCAGCAGCCAACGCTTCATTTTTTGCGTCCCAGCCATCGTTTGACCGTTTCGGTTTCCCATAAACGGATCAACGTATAGATGATGGATAATCCCGCTGCGATAGGGGGTAGCCAGCCGAGTAAGCTGGAAAAGGCAGCGCCCCCGGCAATCACGTCTAACGTGTTTTTTCCATTTTCATTCATCCACGAGCCTCATCGATTCTTTTAATTTTTTAGCCCACAAATTCGAAAGGGTTTGGAGCTCCACCAGCTTCAAATTGATTTCGGCAATTTCTTCTTGGATGTCGCGAACCCGCAAGACCAGAGCTCGTCCGTTGTTATCCAGATCGTGCACGTCGAATTTATTGCCATCGATAATAATCTGCTCGGGTAATCCATTATTTAAGTCCACGGGACCCCCTCGCTCGTCGTCGAAGCTGCAAGCTGGGCGGTGAGGGCGTTTTCGGTTTCGTCTTTACTCACCCCACCAGCCCATACCCAGTCGAGGACCTTCGATTCGGTTAGCGAGTCGTAAGAGATAAACCCGGAATCCGAGGCGTCGGGTTCGAACCCCACCGTCCCGTAAATCTTTAGTTTTTCAGGTCCCGAATTTTCGATCGCCTTCCAATGGACTCGAAACACTCCACCGTCGGCGTTATTCGAATCGAGCTTCGTAATCTTCCACGTTATCGCCATTTCCTATCCCTCCAGTTGTGCCACTCGGCCACGCAAATCCTTTACCTCTGCCAGCAGCAGACCGACTAATTTCGAGTAATCGATCTGCATCATATCGTCGGAATCAGCATCACCGCTCACCGCGTTAGGAACCAGGTTTTTTACTTCCTGAGCCACCAGGCCGAAATCTTCATGGCGTCCGTTCGATTTCCAATCGAATTGCCGGACATTCATCGCATCTAGTAAATCGCCAGAACCCGTAGCGTCCGCGATATTTTCTTTCAATCTTTTATCCGAGCTGGTGTTGTACGCGGTGGCGCTGCCGTCAGTAGCGATGCTCCCAACGATGGTCGCATCGGACGCAGCATCATTTATAAAATACAAATGCTTCTGATCCCCGGTCCCGTCCATTGAGGAGTACGCCCAACCATTTGGCGAGAATACCCAGCCATCGTCCTCAGCTCCCGAGGCCGAATCAGTCCGGCCCATAAGAATTTTTCCCCCGGTGTCCATTCGCATGTGTTCGCTACCGCTCTCCTTGAAGATGATGGTGTTGCCCCCATCGATCGTCGCCACATAGTTCGCGGTCTTGAATAACAACCCGACGGTATTTCTAGTATCGTAATCAAGGGAGACTTCGGCGTAATTGGTATCCGTCGTCGTGAACGTCCAATTCAGCGCACCCTTATCTCCACCGCCTCCCGATTTCAGATTAATCTCGGCGTTATCCAGATCCAGCAGTAGCGATCCTTTGACCGTCGCCCCGTCTGCTGTACTCGCTATTTTCTCTACGTCGTTGTGAAAAATGGACACACCAGCATCGCTCGTACAGGTAATGAAATCTTCGTTGGAGGTTTCTGATTGCAGCTTCAAAAAAGAATTGGCCTTTATATAAAGACCGCCAGTTCCGCTATCGACCAGATAGGAGTCGGTCCCATTGTGATAGATTTCAAAGTCATCGCCGGTCCCGAATTTCGCTTTGGCGTTATCGGCGAATTCCAACGTATTATCGCTTTTGTCCCAAACCACATTATTGGAAGCGCCTGTCAGAGTCACATCATCACTAAAAACCACCGCACTGGTCGGTGCCAAATTCGACCCGTCGGCTCGCGCCAGCGCGAACCCTCCAGCGGTTGATCCATCATTAACATACGCTGTTTTCAGGGTGGTGTTGATGACGAGCTCGCCTTCCGCCCCCGTAAAGGCAGCGACTTGAGCCGTCGATCCACGCCTCAGTTGCAGTTGTGTAGCCATACCTTATCTCCTTTTCTGAGCAAGCAATATTCGAATCGCTTGCGATAATATTTTCAAAACGGTTTTCAGTTCGTCATCGGTCATTTCATCGATGTAGTGATCGGCTCCATCCCGTAATACGGGATGATCGATTCCCATCGTGTCCAGCCGTAGATCCTTTGTCGCTTTCACTTTCATACGGCGTCGATCCTCCAGACTTCTTCTAAATATTCGGGCTCGTTGACGGTGATAATGTAGGTTCCCGGAGAGCTGGCCGAGAACTCAAAAGCCCCATCGTCCACGGTATACGACACCCCGTCGGCATTGATAATTGTGCCCGTGGGCACGTCGTTTAATATCGCTTCATCGATGCCGTCTGCGTTAATTCTTAATTTATCGAACGTCCCTGGGAAAGCCGTGCGCTGCAAAACACTCCCGCCTTTAACGTATTGAGTTCTGGGATCTCCGATCACCCCTGTCAGTAAAACCCATTCGCCGAGATTCGACATGGAAATCGTCGTGAGCGAGGTATTGGTCCCACTGGCTACAATCCGTCCGTCGTTGTCGTGGTATATAAATTCTATCGTCATCGCTGACTCGCTATCGCAGTTATCGTGGCGCGGTTTAATTTCGTGGTGGAGTCCTCAGCAGCCCAGTAGAGTTTTATGGTCGTTGTCCCAGCGCTCGTTTGCTGCACGACCCCGGACCCGGCCATAAAATCGCTTTCTAAGCGTAGGTAATCTGCGGTGCGGTCGGTGATATAAACAGTGCTGCTGACAGTCGCTTGAGATTCAGCCACCACCCTGATTTTGGTACCTTGCCCGCTGGTATCGGTGTAACCCTGCTCGATAGTCCAGCTGATTAGTAGGGGAGATATGACATCGGTATCAATGGTGAGGGTAGCGCGAACAGCCAAAGTCCCATCACCCGCCAGGCTGGGAGTGACCACGACGGAGGCGGGCACCGTCACCTGGTTTTCCCCTATTTTTAGGGTGGTTATCTGAGCATCCGCAATGTCAGCGGTGACAATAGTGGCATCCGCTATATTCGCCGATTGAATAACACCAGAAGATATTTGCGCGGTGTTAGTTATCACATCACTGGCTGCAATTTTTCCACCCGTTATCTGATTCGCTGCGATATTGTCAGTTTCTACGAATTCAAACGTACCGATCGCGGTGGTTATAGCGGAGGCAGTTAATACGCCGGTCTGAATGGCTCCAATAACAGCAGTATCCGTTTCAAATTCACTCGCGATCAATTTACTGGTGCTGATAGATCCGGCAGCGATGTTGGCTGCTTGCAGATTGCCGGTTACTTGGGTCGGCAAATCTATTTGATCGGTTAGATCAGTAGCGGATATTCCAGCCGTCCATTCGCTCCCCGTATACCGATAAAACTTGTTATTGGTCGTGAGCAGTACCGTTCGCCCTTGGGTGAGATCGCTAGTAGGGAGTGCTCCTAATATTTCCACGGGTCGAAGGGTGCTCGGGAAATTAGCGCTGTCCACGGTCCCGGATAAGTCGGCAGCTGCAATGGAAGTGGTCCACGCTCCACCACTTAATCGATAGAGTTTTTGATCGGTCGTCAAAAATACTACATTGGGGCCAGTGTACCCGCTGACCGTTGGAAGGCTGCTCACTACCGATAGGGGCTCGATTGAACTGGCGAAACTGGCAGCGGTAATAGATCCCGGCGATACCGAGCTCGCCGTATAAAGATCCGTTGACCAAGCGGAGCCAGTCCACACGTACAAGGTCGCCGTAGTGGTTAAATATTTAATCTGGCCAACATGATCCCCGGTGACTCCCGATAGGGTGCTGACCGGCTCTATGCCAAATGCGTTACCCGCAGCGAATTCGTCCTGGACCGCTTGCGCTAAGTCATCCATGACAATAGAGCTGGTGGTGGCGTTTACGGAGCTGGTGAACGCGGAATTGTTGCCAGATCGATCGACCGAGCGTAAAAAATAGTAGCGCGTGGTGTCTACCCCTAACCCCGTGCGCGTGAAATTGTCGGTATACGATTGTAGATACAAGGTGGCTGCGTTGACGTTATCGGTTTCGCTCTCAAAAATCTCAACGTATGCCAGATCGTCAGCGGTCGGATTTTGCCAGTTTAATATAATGGATTGAAAGCCCCCGGTTGCGGTGACTGACGTGGGAACCCCTGGGGCCGTCTGATCGCCTTGCAGGGTGATCGTAGCGGTCGAGTAGTCAGACACGGTTCCTGTGCGTGTCACCTGGCGAACGCGAATGGTGTATTCCTCTAGCGGGTCCAGATTCGTGATCGTCGCCACCCGATCGTATGCCACCATAGACGAATATTCGACCGTACCGCCGGGAACACTATCCGAAACATTGCCATAGTTGAGCTCCACCGTTGTCGCATCCGCCACCGATCCATAATTGATCGTGGAGGTATAGGCGCTCGATACCAATCCATAGTCAATTTGGGATTCGCTGGTTTTTTTATACTGCACGTCGTAATTGGCGAGATAGGTCGTACTGCTGGGTGCAGCCCAGCTGACTTTTAACGCGCTAAGCAATGTGCCATCGGGCGATAGGGTTGTGGTTTCTTCTAGTGTCACCGTCCCTGGTGGATTAGGGGTGCCCGTATTATCGACGATATCCGAAAAATTCGGATCGTTGACGCCCACGGTCGCATTGATCGTCGAAGTATCATTGTCGGGATTGCGGTCAGAAATCGAATCAGTTGTGGTCGTGTCTCCATAACGGGCAGCTCTTACCCAGTAATAGCGCTGGGTTCCGGCGGTGATGGCGTCCGCAGCGGTTGATGCGTCGTGGCGATAACTCGTCATGCGACCTTGTGCGATTTTCACCGCTGAACTCCACGAAGAATTAGGGCTCGCAAAGACTTGAATTTCGTTGAACTGCTCGCTTTCGGTCGGATTAACCCAGTTGAGCTCGTTGGCTTCGATGGTGGCCGTGGCCGTTAGTGCGCTAGGCCCAGGAACCCCTGGGAATCCTGCGTCGATGGTTCCCGTTGCTGATACCGTGGAATACCAGCTGACATCCGGGTCTGCGTAACTTCCCGAGTCGTCTTCGCGTAGGGTCAGCTGAACGCCGGAACCGCCACCCATATCGGACATCGCCCAAGAAAGGACCTCGAACACTTTATTCGAATAGCTCAAATCCGATATCGTGAGTTGAACTCGATCCCCAGGTTTCACGTTTAAGCCTTTGAGATTGCACGGAAAAACTAGAGACTTTTGTTGATCGGAAATCTGGATCAATTTGTTGCTAATACGCTGAGCCATGTAGCTGGAGTTGGTCATCGGCAACTTAATCTCGCGTTTTAAGGTTTCCCCGGCGTCCCGATTGACCGCTGAGGTGATGAACATGGGGGTCGTATCCACCGGCTTGTATTTTTGGTCGGGGTCGATATAACTTGCGATAACCGTATTAAATCGGGCGTTGCGCTCGTAGCTGGTTTTCAGACTAATGGGTCCAGCTAAATCATCCTCTGATAGCGATATGGTGGGCGCTATATAAGCCCCGGCGTTGATATAAAAAACCCCCATCGAGTAAATGAGTTGGCCATTCATCGACGAGAGAATTCGGTCGATATTTTCCTTATGCGTTGTGGCCCCGTAGACCACGCCGTTGCACGTGAATCGTTTTTCGGTGGTGCTCCCAGGTATCGATACACTCACATCACACGTATCCGCAGCTGAGATAACACTGGCCCAGTCGATTTTTCCTGTCGCCATTGCCATACCGAAAACGCTATTCATCATATAATCCGCAGCACACAGCGCCGGGTTGTCCGAGAAAGCAATATAGCTATCATTTGTTGGGCTGGCTCCCGCCGTTCCACCCGCTGTTACTTCCAGACGCGGATCGTAGACTTTGCGACCTTTTACGACGGCCTTAATGTCGCGCGGCGCGTGCTTATCCCACACCTCCTGGGATTCATCAGACAAAGTGAATTTGGTGGTTATATAGGCGATTCCCTTGCCCTGGTGAGCGCTCGTATAGGCGGTAAACGCGGACACCAGATTCGTATCCGCTGCCTGGGTAGGGGTTCCCAGGTGTTTGTTGATTCGCACTAGAGTGGTGCTATCTTTCGGAGCAAAGGTTCCAGCTGAGACATCCCCACCCGCAGCATCCCCCGAATTGATATCCGAATTCTGGATTTTTTCACCATCGAGATAAACATCGGTTATCGATTCGACCTCGTGTGCAGCCAGAGCAATCGCATGGTAGAGATCCCTATTACGTGTGCCCGCCGTCCCTAGAAAGGAAATCGGACCCGAAACTAGCGCTTCGCCATAAATGATCTTAATCGGCTCGGTGGTGCTTCGGGCCGTCACGTCCCGGCTGGCGTCCTGCTCCGGCATATCGATCGCCATCACTTTCTTGAGCACAAAATTGAAAGCAGCAGCACCCGCGACTATTACTGCAGCTCCTATTAAAAACGGCGAGCCAGCAAGGGCACCGCCGGTTGCTGCTATTGAAGCGACGCCAATTTTCGCAACGAATCCTATAATGGCAGCTGGCATTAGAGGGCCCAGCCGTGCACGGCGTATTTAGTCGATATCCTAATGATCCGTTGATGGGAAAGGGCGATGATATGTTTTCCTAACTTTACCCCTAAGGCCGAATCCATCAGGGGCGCGTCGAATAAAATCGGGTCGCCATCTTGAATATTGTCGATCGAGGTGGGTTCCCCCAGCTGCGACTCCACGGCTTTGCCGAGATCGCCGTACTCGTTAATGATTTCGTAGGCTTCACTCTCACTGGAATAATTGAACTTGTCCATGTGATTTACCCCGTGGATCTCATTAACCACGTGGCTGGTGAATTGGCAGCAATCGGCGACCCCGTATTCAAACTGTCTTTTTTCCCAGCTGTTAAAAGCCGATAAAGTTTGCTGATGCCTCCCGCTCATGGCGTACCACCGGTGAATGGAATCCTTGGAATATCTATCACGTCCCGCGTGTTCTGCCCCACCAGCTGATCGGATTGAGGGTTGCGCCATTTGATCGCCGGGTTGTCGGCAATCGCGGGCAAGAACTCGAAAAATAGATCACCAGTATGGAGTTTTTGCTGGAACTGGTCGGTATAACGAAGCCCTGGGGATCGATCAAATTCGGCGAGCTCAGATTCGCAGGTCAACTGAATCACGTCCCCACCATCGGCACCCACGGATAGATTCATGGTGTCCATTTGGCCCGCCCATATCTGAGTGGGGGTATCCAGTAAAACATCGCTGGCATTGGCCACGCCAAGGTATAGCGTCACCCCGCGCCGATAATAATCCTGGGTGAGTGCTTCATTGACAAACGTGGAATCTAATCCTGATAGCACTAAATTCGCTGCATACGGGCTGACCTGATTCGCTTCTTCTATCCCCTGGATTGAACCGAAATCGCCCACCCCGAGCCAATCCTGGCCTCCCCAGGTGTATGTCCCTAAGCTGGTGTGGATGTACGAAGTCGCAGTATTAAATTCCAGTTTGGCGAAAATGATTTCCTCACCGACGTGCTGCGATGCCAGAGCGTTTGCGGTGTTGGTGGGTAGCCCGCGACTCATGCCAACACGTCCTCGACACAGCTGAGCGTGAAGTTCGAAAAAACCCCTGGCGATGATGACCACGAGGGGGTACTGGCCAACATGAATACCCCCGAAATCGGAGCCGTGATATCCACGGCTGCATCATCGGAGGGTGAAGTGCGAAGCGGGGGAGCAATGGCCACGGTGACATTCCCGCTGCCATCGGAGTTGGTGTCCGCCGTTGCCATGAATAGTTGATTGTTAAAGCTGAGATAATCCCCGGCTTTTAGCCAGTTGGTGACGGATGCTGTAGCGCCATCTAACACGATGCTGGCTCCCGTTTGGCTGCCTCCGTTAACCAGTGGGGTGCCACCGCCTGATCCTCTCATGGTGTACGCATGATCGTGCAGAGTAAAACGATGCTCCTGGCCGTTGAGTTTGGTTAGGAACGCTTGCATCTCCGCTCGATCATCCGTTTGTAGATTATTAAATTGCAGATCGGCCTTCCACAAAGATCCTTTCCGCGTGGCGGTTTGAACTGCATTAGTTATCGGGCTTTGGAATTTCTTGGTGTTGGTGACTAGCTCCCACGTGCTAGAGCTCGGGGTGATAGAAGGGAAACTATAGGTGGTCATGCGAGTCTCCCTCGTCGTTGTAGATTGATAATTCTGGCGATCGTAACTTCGCTGGATTCCTGGATCGCTTGGCGAATCCTGAGTTCACTTCCGGCATCGGCTCCCTTCGCGTCAATATTATTAATAACAGTTGTTCCAGCGCCCCCGCGCGTGTGATCGATCACCGATTCGTTGGGGTGCAATATGGCTGGGAATCCGCCCATCCCATCGACGCCACCAGAGCGGGGTCCCGACCCGGTGAAACCGCCACCGAGGAAACTTTGTTTTCGAATCTGCGCGACTTGCTGTAGTCCCGACGCGATCACGGCAGCCGCCATAACAAAGCCCAGGGGAGGAGCATAACGGGCGAGCGCTGCGTTAGCGCCGTCGTAGGTGTTCATTATTGCGTTGGCTACCGCGAACGCTTTATTCTTAGCGAACAGACCTGATAAATGCGACGTTATCTCTGCTGCCTGTTCTTGGCGGTTGAGGGCTTCAAACTTATTCTTATCTTTTAAATAGCGCTCGTTGTACTCGGTTAACTTAGTGAATTTTTGTTTGGCGCCTTGTTCTTCCTCCTCGTTGGCCTCATCGACAATATTTGTTGCTTCTCCAGTCGCGACTCTAGCGCGATCCGCAGACCCCCGAACAATCGTATCGAGTGAATTGGCTAGGGCCTGTGAGGGATCTACCGCAGTTTGAAGATCGTGGAGCTCGGTGGCTAGAACATCAATCGCTTTTTGTCCTTCAGTAGCAAAATTTACTATCCAGTTATTTTCGATCTGGCCGTAACTGCCGACCACGCCGTCGGGACCCTTGATCCATTTGCTGACCGAATTGAATCCATCTGTCATTTTCGACATGGCGGGGGCAACCAAATTCGCCATATCCACGACCCATTGCTGCATGCCGATTCGGACCAACAATATCCCTATTTTGACATCACGTATTTTGTCAAGTAACCCACCGAATACGGTGATAAATATTTTCTGGAGTTTCACCGAGAGATTACCGAAAGCGCCACTATCTAACGTCAGCTGAGCCATCCAGTTCGCTGCTGTCTCAATCGCGGGAGCTAGGGCCACGGTGAACTGGGTGCCAACTCCCTTTAACACCCCTTTGAATTTGGTCATGGAATCGTTGGCTGCTTCGACCTGCGCGACCTCCACGCGGCTCAACGCCAGCCCCAGGTTGTCAGCTTCGAGCGCTGCTTCGCGCAGCCCTTCGCCTTGCCCCTCTAGCATGTTCAAAAGTGAGACACCTTCCGAATCAAAAAGCTTCATGGCTAGGCGGGTCTTATCTCCTTGCCCCGCGACATTCCCAAAGGCATCGGCCACGCGCTGCATCGATTGATCCAGGGGCATTTTTTCTAGTTCTTTTGCGTTGAGTCCCAGCTCATGTAGTGCATCAACCGCTTCGCCAGAACCGCCCGCTGCCTCACTCACTCTGCGATTAAAACGCTGTAGCGACATATCCAGCGTGGAGGAGCTCACCCCAGCAAGATCCGCTGCATGACGCAATCCCCCCAGCGCTTCGGTGGTTAATCCCAAGCGGTCGGCCGTTTTACCCAATGCATCAATAACTGGTACTTGCGATTGAACAATGGCAGCGCTCGCAGCAATTCCCGCTGCCGAGAAACCAGCGGTGATCTTCGTTAGACGTTTTCCTACGCGACCGATTGAGCGAGTAACATTAGCGATACCACGTTTGGTTTTGTCATCGGCTCGAAATACAATATTTACGTCACGCTTGGCCACTCATTGCCTCATTCTTTTTGTTGAAGTAGGCGACCCACAACCTCACTTCAAATGTGCTCATGGATAGGATTTCATCGAGTGTTTTGTGGAGGAGTTCCGCCAGCTCCATGTAAAACATTAGGTCCCTATCCTCAGTTAGTTTTTTTCCAATTCCTCGTCAGTTAATTCTTCTCCTTGCATTTCAGTCACGACTCGTGCGATGACTTCTGGATCGCAAAACGTTTTCAGCTCCAGCATATTTGATTTCAAAAACATTTTAGAACCGTCTTCGTTTCGAGCCCGAATGACCAGCGATAGCGCCAGCGCATCGTCCGTCTTACCGCCGTCCTGGGCGAGCGATACAATCTGGCTCTGTTCGCGCAGATTGATGGCTGCCTTATAGAAGATTTTTGCTGGTCCGCTGGCGTCCCCCCATTCGGGCACCTCAATACATTGCATATCCTCCGATAGCTTCGCATTAAAGTGGGCCTTTGCGTTATCTAAAACGCTCGTCATGACACCGTGCCTCTTGTCAGATCACCCGTTCCTTGGAACGATACTGAGCTCGTGACATTGGCGTCTGTGCTGGCGGTATAACTTACCGAATCAACAATGCCGGTTCCTGAAAAAGACACATCGCCGGACGTGTTCCCCTCGGGTAAAAAGAGAAAGGTGATACTTGCCCCTTCCACCAAAGTCATTTGCGGGGCGTCGGCTTCGTCGTATAAGACTTCGACGCTCCCGCTAAAACTCTTAGTTCCCGCGACGTTGATTTTGCTCGTGCTGCTGAGGATCGTCTGATCGATTGTCTCAGCAGAAGTTTCTAGCGAATAGCTTGTCAGCTGGCCAATGGTGGAACCACCTGCCTGGACTAAGCCTTCGCTGCCTTTATGTGCTGCCATTTTTTGCTCCTATAGTGCCGTCGTTGGCACTGTGGTTTTGGTTTCATAGTTCACCGACCAGCTCATTCGAACCGCCCCAATGGGCTGATCGCCTTCGCCGTCGTATTCAATTTCCGTACTGGATAAAAAAGTATCGATCGCCAAATCGTTACAGGTCGGATCACCCGCGATAGCCACTTCGACTTCGGCTGATATCGTATCCAGGGTATCGTCGATATTGCTGCTGCCCCTGGCGTAGCCTTCGACCATGACTGTCAGATCCCGGTTAAGGGAATCGGTGGTCTGCATCGTTAGGCGTTCCGAGGTTTCGGTTGTCGAGTAAATCAAAAGACACGGCAAGTTGCCCGGTTCTAAACTGTAAACGCGGGATTGAAATACATTGGTCCCGGTCGTTGTTAGCCCCGTGCAATTTGACGCGATGCGCTCGCGAATACTTTGTCGAACGTGAGCCATGATTTAGCCACCTTTCGACTTGGTTTTCTTAGCGCCCGGGATCTCTCCATATCCTCGATCGATGAGTTTTTGCCCAATACTCCGTGGGACCTCCACTTCATCGCCCGATTTATGTTTTCCGATTACCGTTTGGCATTGCTTTTTGATTTTTATCAACATGATTACACCCTGCAAAGTGCCCGAACCATTGT